ATGACGCGGCGCTTAGGATCAATAATGACAAATTCAAAATAGGGATCAGGCTGGTATGTTCCATCGTGCAACGCATTAAAAATGTTTTGCAGGTTTTCTCCCAGATATCGTTCAAATTCAAAACAGGCGCGGCGGGATCGTTTGCCGCGCCGGGCATCAAGATATGCCTGGTAGAGATTCTCCATGCTGAATGCTTTCTCAAATAAATTCCCGTATCGTTTCATTTTCGTTCCCGTTCCTCTGGTTTTCGGTTTCCCTACCAAAAAGAGGCTTATCGACCGATTTCGCTTAAAGCCGGATAACATATCCCTGTGGCTCCACTATCCTCATTTGAGGTTTGAGGTTTGAGCCGTAGTCGAGGCGAAACCCCACATTGTTGTTCGAGTTCGTGCGGTTATTGTTCCAATTCGCATACCAAACGCCAGCATTCGAGCTATTGTTCCAGTTCGCGGACGAAAGCAGGCACATTTTAATATGTTACCCGTTACCAACGTTTTTCCTCCTTGATCTTTTGTATCCATCCGCCGATCATTCGGCCCAGTTCATCTACCATAACGCGTATTGCCAAATATCTATGTTGCGCAACCGCTCCGCTTGATTCTTTTGCTTCTTTTCCCGCGGTATAATTGAAATAATCCAACTCGTTTGCTAGCGCCAGTTGCATCCTCAACTTCTCATGTGTTATGTCTAAATCCGTTAAGGTGGTTTTTTTGAAATATTTCTTCTGCGCTTCGGTAATGAGATCATAAACTTCATAAGTCGTATTCCTTATTCGATTCGCTAACGCGAATTTTTCATGTCGTGGAAAATGGTTTAAATAAATATTAAGCAATTTCACAAACTCCATATATTTTCTGTTCAACTGTGCTTCGCTATGCGTTCCCACAAATCCTCGCTATCGCTCGGTTAATCAGGGTAACAGGCGAGGCGAAACCCCACATCGCTGCTCGAGTACGTGCGGTCAGCGCCCCAATGCGCAGCCCAAACGCCAGCATTCGAGCTATAGTTCCAGCTCGCGGACGCACGCAGGCACAAGTCGTTACGAATGTATTGATAAAAATAATCTTTCCCAAACAGATTAGTGCCTGTTGCATCTACGCCAGAACCATCTCTGGGAAATCCGAGGCCTGTCAGCACCCATCCGGCGCCGGATAGTGCTTCCGACAGCACTTGGTTCGTGCCCGATCCGTAACGTATAGAGTAGGCAAAGCCGGATTTAAACGGCGGAGTAAACGCATCCATCATGGCGGCGACGCCTGTCGCACCCCAGTGATCGGTTGCGCCCGAATTGCCAGAGGTGAATGCTTTCATTGCGGTTGTTTTTTTGGCTGTATAAAAAGTGCCTTTAGTTACTGTGCCGCCAGACGACCACGCACTTAATCCGCTACTATCCAATACAATAGTAAATGTTGTTGTGCCGGTTACTGTCACTTGCCAAATTTTATTATTGATGGCGTCCGCTAACGTTCCTGCCGCGATAGACTCAATCTTGACAAAATCCCCAGTTGTGAGGCCGTGAGTCGGGGTTGTAATTTCAGCAGGGTTGGCAGCACTGATACCGGCAATATTAAGGTCGGTCGCTATTGCTGTGACGCCAATAGTTATTTCGTACATGCCACCGTTTAAATCTGCGACTCCTGAGGCTTGCCCATTGTGGGTTGTCTTGTTGAACGCCACGCCTGACCCTACACGGCAGGAATGAGAATAACCATCGCTGGTAAAAAAAACCGTGCTATCATCAACATCTTTAAGTGAGTCGGAATTGCACCCTTTTGGATAGTTATATGTCGCGTTGTACCAGGCACAATAAGTATCGGTCTGCGAATATTGCCCATGTGCTAAGGCTAATATTGCGAGGGCTGAGTTTTGGAATGCTGATTTAACATGGAATCTGGACGATGCGTTGACATTACCATTAATGCCGTCACGCCTGTGTGCCAGATCAACAGCAGAGTAATAATAATTTGCGCCGCCGGTTAGATCGGTAAATGGATTGTGTGTGGACGATGATGAGAGCGGTAATCCGTTTTTGATAGAAGCCGTTGTGTACCCAGTACCGTTAGCAACTTTGCTTGCTTTGTATTTATCGATAAAAAATCCCGGCTGTTCTACGTTGCCGTCCCAAAAAGCCCGATGTAGAGCGTACCCGTCAGCATTAGCCAACGCTTCCGTGGCGTAAATATCCGCGCCTTTAATCTGGATAGAGTTTTTACCGTAGGTGATTAATGTTTCATTAAAATCAAATGTTGTGCCGAAACCTTTGGTTGAATCACCAAGCGACGTAAATGTCGCATACGCCGATGAATTAACGCCGATAGTGTATTTATCATCATCAACCTTTGTGACAGTAAAAACAAAATTATTAAGTTGCGTCATGCCGCCAACGTTGGTAATAAATATTTTATCACCACTGACATATCCGTGCGCAACCTGTGTAATCTGGCAGGGATTTGCTTTTGTTGCTGCGGTAATCTGATTGGTCGCCCATGTATGCATTCGATAGTAGAATTTTGGTATGTAGACCATTACGCTTCCATCTGCGTATTGATAATTTCCGTAGTTGGGCAGATATGGGACATTGTGTCCCGGCATTGGAGTCATTCCGGTTGGCAGATTAGCGAGAGGACAAACGCCAACTCCGAATCCAACCTGTGCGGGAATGCCGATGACATTAACGCCATTGTTAACAGTAATGTAAGATAAATCGCCGTCAGCATCAGACATGAGCATCTTGCCCTGTGATGCACCAGTGGTAACTTTAAGGGTAGTAAATATTCCAGGAGCGCCAAGGATGGATACGCTCGTTTCACTACCTCCGGAGCATCTGTAATATGCGGCGGCATCATTTTTAAAATACATGAGGCAATCGCCGGTGCCTGGAGCTGCGGGTGTTGACGACTGTTGTTTGAATTTGACAGAATTATATTTTACAGGTGTCTGGACGGTAGGATCAGCGGCGATGCTGAATGTGCATACCGCAAATGCCATAATAATCAAAATTGATATTGCGGATAATATTTTTTTCATCGTATTTACTCCTTGTGTTGCCACGCCCGATGTGCCGGGCGTGGCAATGACATTTTTACTGGCAAAGAACTATCGATATGTTGACGGTCCCGCCGGAGCCTCCGGGAAGGCCGCTCAATGTAGCCTTGACGGTACATTCATTGTTGATTGATATATATTGTTCGAGCTGCGCTAATAATTCAACGGCGGCAACCGCCGGATTAGCAATAGAATCGCTAGCGTATATGGGGCGGCCGTCATCATTTTCCACAGAGACGGTTAATGTCACAGGATTGGTAAATACCGGATGATGCACCGCAATTGAATGGATACGATTGTGCGTGTGGATCGTAAAGCTTTTTACGGTATCAGCGGCGCCAAATATCAACGCTCGTTCCGGTGTTTTTTTTGTTGGAAATTCTAATTTTCCAATATTGATATCGGCCATGATTTTCACCTCTTGTTAATTCCTCTCAATCGAGTGAGAGGATCCGGATTTATTTTGTTCCTGTCATCCCGCCCAGCGTATGCCGGGCGGGATTGCTATTCACTATTACGTTTCACCCTCACCTTAATCCTCTCCCCTCAAGGGAGAGGAAATATAGGGGAACTAGGTCGTTTTGCGCAGGACCATGTACTGGAAAGTGTCTGCCGCGGTCGGAGCTCCTTCGGTCGTGACGATGATCGCGGCCGGCGATACCTGGGGAATCGCGGTGACGATTCTGTTCAGCGGAGACGCTGCAGAATCAACGGCCTGCTGGACAAAGACAAGATCGGTTGCCAAAATTCCGGTGACTGAAATTGTCGTTGTGGTGCTTGGCTCCGGCGATGCGGCGACGGTATGCAGACCGGCTGCAAAAACCGAATAGGGTCCCTGGGCAAGACTGGACTTGGTGACCAGGACATTGATCGTTGCCGTGGTTCCGGTGGTCACCACTTCGAGCGCCGTGCCGAAGAACTTGCCGGATACTTTCTTTGACAGCGTGGTTGTACCGTCATAATAGAGACGGTCGCCGATAGCGACGCCGACGTTTCCATCATCGTTTTCACCCTTGACGCTGAGATCAAACACGCCTTCGGTATCGATAACGGCTTTGCCAGCCGCGTCATAACTGATTTGCGCTACGCCGGCAATGGCGCCGACCATAACGGGATCACCGGAAACGATTGCCGCTCCGACTGCCAAATACAGGAGTTTTCCTTCCTGAATCTTATTTTTCATAATATTTTCCTCCGAGTTGGTTTTCACCCTCACCTTAATCCTCCTCCCTCAAGGGGGAGGAAATATCGAGGATGATTATTTTATGATTTATTTACGTTTCACCCTTCACTTTTCACGTCTTTTTCTAAGCTCCTTCATTCCGCTGCATGCCGCGGTAGTCGCTGGCATACGCGCCGACATCGATGACAACGGCGTACTCAAACCCTTCCACGGTGAAGCCGGGCTGGGTCATTTCGAGGATAGGGCCTTTCTGGCCGTTCAGGAAGACAACCTTGACGGTTTTGCCCTTGGGCCCCATGACGTAAAACGCGGTTACGGAATCGTCATCGAGGCGCGGCTCGTACACACGGGTGAAATACGTCCCGGCGTAGGGATTGACGCGGGTGGATGCCAGACTGGAATCCGTCGCGACGGTGTTGCTGTCGCTGAAATTGCCTGAACGGAAAAATATTTCTGCCTTGCCTTCCAGTGCTTTCGGCGCAACAAAGAACTGTGCCGGAATGTTCAGGCGGCGTTTGCCTTTGATATCCTTCTGCGTGCCCATCATGA